TTAAAAAGACATCCTAGGCGTAATAATAGTCTTTTCTTGATTCCTCTTGCGAAGTCAACAACCTTACAATGGGTCAAAAGCCCTCAAAGGGAAGCTCAACAGAGTCATCTAACTGGCGTAAGAGGCTGGAGGAGAAAGAAAAACGGTCAGAGCTGATACCTGATGCTACACACCTTGGTCCTCAGTTCTGCAAGAGCTGCTGGTTTGCAAGACATGGGTTGGTGGAGTGCAATGGACACTATCTATGCTTGTCATGTTTGACCCTTTTATTGACAGTGAGCGACAGATGTCCCATCTGTAAACTGCCATTGCCGGACAAGCTCTCCCTGACAAGAGCACCCACCGCACCACCGCCCCCCCCATACAAACCCTAGACAACACCAAACACCTCTCCATCCACAAAGGTTCCTCCGTCTCCCGCGGGGGAACCCCCCGCCGGGGGCTCCCCCGCGGGGAGCAGCACTCACAACTACTCGATCTCCAGTGGTCCCTGTGCTGGCTCCAGTGTGACCCTCTCACACAGTCTACCCTTCAATCGATACGTGCCGGTTGCAGTGTGCTTCATCACACCTCCTAGAGATTTACTGAAACACAAGCTATAACTTTCAAACTCCACCCAGGTGTCACTTGTAGAGAGAACATCATTTAAGAAGTTCAGCCATCCATCTGGTGATTCCCTTTTGAGTACTGAGATCAGATCACATGATTTTAGGTGCATGCCTAGTTTCACTCTGTCAGCAATAATTTTAGAAAGACTCCTTATCAAGAGGTCTCTATGATCAGACAACAATTCTGTCACAAAGACCTCAATGTCTTGTGTCAACAGATTAGGAGTGAAAGACTTGATCCTTTGATTACCTTCCCAAAGGGCACCTTCTTTGACAATTAAAGGGACACATTCCCATTCAGGACCAATTCTCTCCATCTCATCTTCACAGAAGGAAAGATCTATGCTGTTGAGATCAACATTTAACAATAAGAAGGGTGACAAATTGTCACTGTTTTCTATGAGATCAGAGATTTGTTCTAGAGACAGGACCCAGACTGCTTTCTTTCCAACTTTGAATTCATCATCTCTTTTTGCCACTTCCCAACAGCTATGAATCATAATTTTATCAACATCACCAGAATAGGTGACATGAAGTTGGTTAGGTATATAACAACCATCTTGAGTTAATGATCCTACGAAATGTAGTGTTAATGAAAACTTCTGAGCTATTGAATCACCTTGATTCCTGACCACAAACCTCACAGTTTTGAAGACCTTAACACAACCATCTCTCAGCCTCGCAGCCGCATCGACAAAGTCCTGATTAGACTTGATAGATTGAAAGTCAATGCCTGACATTATCAATTGGTTTACATTTAAAACCGTGGGATCAATCTCATAATCCACCCATGAAAAACCAGAGAAAATATCATACTTATACATTGGTCGTTCAATGCCTTTGTACACTACTTTCTCCACAAAAGATGCAAAAGGTCCAAGTCTTTCCAGCCCCTCACTCAAAGGTAGTGAAGTCTTATGAGGGAACCATGTGAATGACCCCAGTGTCCTACTTGTTGCCACAAGAGGCCGAATGTAAGACTCAAAATAAAGTTGTTTCAAAAAGTTGCTTGCAACATCTGCTGTACTAACCACCCTTTCTTCTGTCAAAGGGGTATGTGCCCTCTCATGGCTTTCTGCAAGCTCCTGAGACAGAACAACATACTGTTCTTCTCTCTTCCACTTGACAACATGTGATATTAAGGATAATGCCTCACAATTCACATCTAATGTAACACAGAGATCAAGGAACTTAATTCTTGGTGACCACTTCATCTTCTTAGAAGCTAAGTCACTCATATAAGGTAGCAAGTGTTTCTCAAATAAATCTGGGTAAAGCCTTCTAATGGAATAGATTATATGATTCAATCCTATCCTATCCTCAAGTATCTTTGTGTTGTGTGGTTTTAAAGGAAAATAATCACAAGGACTCCATCTCAAGGTCTTCATGGGCGGTTTGTTTTTAGGGTCACCAAGTACCCAAGGTCCAATTTCTAAAGCTGTTGACAATGATATGCACAAGTAATCCCACAAAACTGGTCTCAACAGTGATAATGGCCATTTTAGATGGTCAGACTGCATTCTACAGCTTGATTGCCACAAAGTAACTCTGTTCACTGTGACACTCTGAAGAAAGGGCACTTCCATCAATTGTTTGATTAAACCCCTAATGTAATACACTGCTTTATCAGCATCACGTACACATTTACTACCCAGTGTCTTACAGAGGCCAATAAAACCAGATGCTATCCCGCTTTGAAATGCACTTCTATTCACAGACTCTGAAAGCAGTTTCTGAGCACCTCTTGTGAAATTACTTGACAATTTGTTTTGAAGTGTTTTCACTATTGTTGGAATTTTTTCAGTATCAGGCTCAACACAAGAAGGATATACAATCTTCTGCCTTAATACCATTCTAATAGGATGATGAGCTGATAGATTAAGCCAAAAAGTGTTAAGATCTTTTTCATCTGGTGGCTCCAATCCAAACATATCAAAAAGACTATTCACAGAGTCTAATTTATTCTGAGAAAAATATGCTGTTGTGAACTCTTCATGCAACTCACCCAATTTTAACTTGTTGTATAAAACTCTTAGGACCTTTCTGACCTTCTCTGTTCCTGATGGTAATAATGCTTCTATGTTGCGCATCATCCTGTAGCCCCTGTTACCGTCCACCCAATCCCTCACATCAGACTCACAAAATAGTAGAAATGGATCAATGGGACACTGAGCATACTCTAAGATGTTGATGACCCTTTCCTGAATCTTATTACAGAGTCTGACTGGCACACCATTGGCAACAGACTGGTCAATAATTGTATCTATCGTTTCTGCCAACTGATGGGGTTCTTTACACTTAACATTGTGCAGCGCAGCAGCAACAAATTTTGTCAACAAAGGGACTTCATCCCCCCAGACAAAGAATCTTGATTTAAATTCAGCTGCAAACTTACCGATTACACTTTTAGGACTGACAAATTTGTTCAGGTTATCACTAAGGTAATTGTGAAACTCTAACAAACAGTGAAACTCTTCTGGATCCTTATCAAAAAATTCAGTTAAATGTAAGTCAAAGAGTGAAATCTGGTCGTCACTAGAGGTGTATGAGTCAACTGAGCCATGACAGACACACTTTACACAAAAGTTTATGAATCTCTCAGTGATAAGCCCATAAAAATCTGATGTATTGTGCAATATTCCTTGACCCATATCAAGAATAGAACTCATATGTGAAGGTACATTTCCTCTTTCAAACTCTTGAAAAAAGAGAGTCTCTGTAGTGGTTTGAACTGTGTCCTTCATTAATGCAAGTTTTCTTTTCAAAAAGGACTTCATCATAGCATTAACCACATTAAAGGGAACTTCAACAATTTTATGTATATGCCAGCTTAACAAGGTGGATATATGATCCTTTTCCATTGAGTCAGTATCATCTTTAGATGTTGGATTTTTTAGATTTCTATACAACATCAAGAATAGGAAAGGACACATCATTGGCCCCCATTTACTATGGTCCATACTATAACATAAGTGCCCTAAAGAAACATTTAGTTTCATGGATAATACTGCATTCTCAAACTCTTTCTCATTATTCAAACAGCTTCCTTTGAGCTGGTTTGTGTATGATTCAAAGTAATCTTCAATGAGTCTTGTAAACATTTTGGTCCTTAAGTCACCGATGTACAATTCTCTGTTGCCCCCTACTTGTTCTTTATAAGACAATGAAAACTTGAGTCTCCCAGTATCAGGTCCTATTGAGGTGTAGGATTGTGGTGATTCTTGGCTATAAAAGCATAAGTTTTTTAACGCAGAACTAGTGCATTTAGTCAATGATAGAGCTTCACTCAATGCCTGTGAGTTACTTTCTCTCTCACTAATCCTTGTGTCATCAACTAGCTTATTATAATTAAAGTTAAAAGTGACAGCTGATCTATAATGGTTGTACTTCCCTGTCAATGCATCAGCATTCATTTGCATCAATAAGCTCTTAAAGCAGGAAAAATAATCACCTGAGTGGTATGTCCTAGAAGCAACTGCTTGGGACATCTTTTCTATAGGGCATGTACCATCTGGAGAATCATAATAGTATAGTTCCCTTACTTGGCTGTGTCCATAAGCTTTATCACACACTGATTTATACCAATCTTCTGTGAATAGACTTCTGTCAAAGTCTTCGACCAGATGGATTGATAGTTCTCCTATGATTAACCTCCTATCTAGATCTGCATCAACTAACAGTGATAAATCTTTCAGACTCTTCCCTCTGGATCCACTCATCTCCTGTCTCAGACCACCTGAAGGTGTTTCTCTATAATTATTCAAAACACTTGTCACCTGAGATGTTAAATCCCTAAGGAAATCATCAGGCTGTGACACCTCTTCAATAAGCTCTGCACCATCCTTGTCTCTCTTACCTAAAATTAGGTCTGAAATGACTTGTTGGATCTTGTATTCATAATCCTGGGGGTCTAAAAGATATTTACCCTTCTTTTTAAACACCTCAGTCAATTGACATACTGCAACAGCAGTCAGACGGTTTATATCATAATCCAGAACCCTCTCCTGATTCCTATACTTATTGATAACAACACTCTTATTGCTGGCAAGATCTAAAGCAGTTGCACAACCTGCTTCCTGGCATTTTTGGACTGCGCCGAAGCGTGTGATAATGGGACAGATTGTGACTTTCTTCCAAGAAGTCCCTCCCATAATTGAGGAAGTGATGAACATTGTTCTCATAACCCTCTCATTCCTGGCCATTCTGAAGGGCCTTTCCAATGTGGCAACCTGCGGCATCATTGGCCTCATCTCATTCTGCATTCTGTGTGGGAAGGTCCTGCTCCTTAGTCTACAAAGGCACCTATAACCTTTCCAGCATTGAATTAGATGCAGGACACCTGAACACAACAATGCCTCTCTCATGTACAAAGAATAACAGTCACCATTACATTTTTGTGAACGGGTCCGGCCTAGAGATGACCCTCTCCAACACCAGCATACTAAAATCATAAGTTCTGCAACCTCTCTGACGCTCACAAGAAGGACCTTTACAATCATGCGCTCATGAGCATCATAACAACATTTCATCTCTCCATTCCAAATTTTGGACAGTATGAGGCAATGTCCTGTGATTTCAATGGTGGGAACATCACTGTGCAGTACAACCTCACGCATAATGCAGTTGTTGATTGAGGCAATCACTGTGGAACTCTTGCAAATAGCATCATGGATGTCTTTATGAGAATGTACTGGGGACACTCCCTCAGTGTTGGAATTGTCCTTCCTGATTCCGAGAAGAACACATACAATTGTATAATGACTAGTTACAGGTACCTTGTAATACAAAATGTCAGCTGGCGGATCACTGCATCTTTTCAAGACCCTCCCCGATGGGATCCATTTCTTTAATTTCTCAAAGGGTGAGGTCGATTTACATCTCGAGACGACATCCTGGGAACTTTTATTGGACACTAAGTGACAGTTCTGGCAATGATTTACCGGGTGGCTGTATTCATTATCCAATGATGACATCGCCTGTTTTTTATCACCATGGCTCTTAAGCTTGAGTCTTCTAGTCAGCCATTTCTTCATATCCTTCTGAGTTGCAAGGAGGCTCACTAGCCTGTCGTTTACACTTAAAAAAGAAGAACCTAACCATTCATCAGCAACTTTGGAGATACCATGGGTGGCTTTTATCTCTACATGCTTAGATAGTATTATAAAGTCAATAAGCAAAAGAAGTTTTCTCCTTGTGTTTAAAACTTTCATTGACTTGACTTTATTAAATGCTGCTCTTAAACAGGAGATTTGGCTTGAGATGTGGGACACCTCAATTCTTTCCAGCTGTTCTTCTTGTTGAAGATAACAAAACCTAGTTATGGGACTCAAGGTTGGGAAAATTCTAGTTAGATCTGAAACATCCTCTGAAGTTTGAGGTATAATATCATTATACAAATTACTCAACTCATCTATAAGACTAGTTCTATTCACTCTCTTAAAAACTTTAGGAACATCACCTTTATTTAATTTGTTCCTAAAAGATTGATACAAATTGGAAATCTTTTCACGTACTTGTAGAGGCTGTATTTCTGCATTGATTGACTGGTGGCATTTCTCTAAGATCTTATCATAATGTGAAGCTCGTTTATCAATCAAGGAACTCAAGTTCTCTATACCAGAGAGTCTAGGACTAGAAGAGGAAAGAGATTCACAAAGTCTTAGATATTCCGATTCTTCAAAAAGAGCATAATTCTCTTGCTGAAATTTTAATGCTTCAAACAAAAGATACTTGACCCTATCACAGACCCACTCTGGCATAAAGGTGTTATAGTAACAAGTCCTACCGTCAATAAGAGGGATGAGTGTGATGCCAACAGCACCTAAGTCTGACTTTAATAGACTCAACTTCATATTATCTTCTTCATACTTCTGCTGGAATGCTGTTGGGTTGCTCCTTACAAAGCATTCCAACACTATCAGTGTGTTACCAACTAACTTAAATCCATCCGGTGTCACAAATGGGAGACCAGGGCACAAAACTCCTCTTTCAAATAAGAACATTTCCACAGACTTGTTCTCACTGTTGTGCTCACAATCATTTGCCTCGCAAGAGTCTACTTCAATACAGAGTGACAGCAGTTTCAAACCCTCCATTAGAATAAATCTTGGTTCCGACTGTGTCATCATACACAGTTTTTGTGAACTAAGTCTTGAGTCATTGTTTAGATAACTTGACACTAAGTGCCTCAACTCCCTGACTATATCCTCCATGTCCTCGGATACCTTGTGTA